GCTACTGGAGTACCCGAACAGCTCTACGAACGATCTCGTCGACGCTCTCGCCTACACCGACGAAGCCGTCTTCCCACCCTCGACACCCGGGGCACGAGCAAGCTACCACTACTCGGAGCGCCGTGAGCGCACCCAATGGGGCCTCACCGGCTACGGAGACTTCGTATGAGCACAAGCGCCGGCCGACACGTCGAATGGCGACTCTCGTCGGGCACAATGGTGCAGTTTCGTGAAATGCTCGCTGAGTTGGAGCTAACCTCAATGCACGCCCCCCGCTACCACCAACTACTCGACGACATGAAGTCGCTCCCGGGCTTCCCCCACCACGCCGACCCCGAACGCGACGTGATCCACTTCAACGTCACCACCGAGAGGCTCAACTAATGCAAGGCGACGCCGAACTCAAAGGGCTGCTGGGCGACAAGTACACCCCCACCACTCACGACTACCTACTGAGCAACCGTCGTCTGAGCCACTCCAAAAAGCTCGAAGGCTGGGTTTCGGCGGGCGAGATGGTCAACCACGGCGAAGTGATGATCGTGCTCGCGCGACCGAAGCCCCCGGCGCCGCCGCCTCCGGCGCCCAAAGTCGCTCCCAAGCCTTCGGTGCCGGAGGTGCCGAAAGCCGCTCCGGCTACAGCGGCACCCAAGCCCCAGTCCGCCTTCCAACGCTTCACCTCACCCCTCAAAGGGAGCACCAAAAAGTGACCGTCGCAGTCGACAGCAATGCGCAGCCAAGAGCCTACACTTTCGACCATATCCCCATCCTACGGGAGCTACTTCCCAAACAACACGGGCGCCCCGGCCTCATCTACGCCCAAGTCCACGTCGCCAACCTACGCCGCGCCCAAGACCAGGGATGGCGCGAAATCGACGGCACCGCCGCCTACACGATCGTCGGCCCCAAAGGCCACATCGACATGAAGCTCATGGGTAAGGGCAAGCCGATCGCCGGAATCGGCCACGCCTCCGGGAAGCGCCGCTGCGTCTACGACCTCGACATCGAGGAGCGCACTGGGCTACTCGTCAAGTCGAAGCCACTCAACGTCAACGGCGCCGAGAGCGCCAATGGAGGAACCACCAGTGCCGGGCGGCCCGTCGAGTCGAAGCCACAAGCAACAGGTCCGAGGGAAGTCGAAAGTCGCAAAGGTGATGCACGAGTACAAGCAAGGGACTCTGCACAGCGGTAGCTCAACAGGGCCGAAGGTCACGTCCAAGAAACAAGCGACCGCCATCGCTATGTCAGAGCAGCGCAAGCGCGACCGAGGAGGCTACTAACCAATGCCCGCTCCCAAGTCTCGTGCTCTCAAGAATCTCCAGCTCCAACTTCAACTCGGGCAACCAACCACCCAACAGCCCGCCCTCATCGGCCAGTCGCCCGAAACTTCAATGAAGCCCATCGACGCCCATCACACGGTCAACTTGGCTGGGTTCTTTGGACTGGGCAGCCAAGCCAACAACCCAGGCCCCGTTGTCGAAGGCGGCCAGACCCCTGCGCAAGGCCAAGCTCTCGCGAAGGCGGCTGCGGAAGACATCGCCGCGATCAACGCCTCCCAGGGGCCGTTGGGTCAAACGTTGGGCCAAAAAGTAGGAGACGCCCTGTCAGCCTACGGCAAGAAGTCCCTCCTAGGTCCCCAGGAAAAGCTCAAGCGAGCCCAGAAGTTCGGCCAACGCGCTGCCACTGCGTTGCGTAACACTTTCAGTTCTGGGACCAGTGGTGGCAGCGGTGGCGGCAGTTACTAGGTAACTACGATGCAACTCACCCCCGGCGATCCGCTCAACCTCACCGCCGCGCAGCGTCGCGTGCTCGCGCCCAAGCTCGCCAACTTGGTGACCGACCTGGAGGACACCTACGCGCCCCTGTTCGGTGACATTCGCAGGTGGTGGGAGTGGTACGAAGCCAAGCCCCGAATGAAAGTGAAAGACTTCCCATTCCGGGGCGCCAGCAACATCGTCGTTCCCTTGTCACAGATCATGGTCGATGCCTTAGTGAACCGCACGATGGCAGCGCTCTTTGGAGTCGGTCGCCGCATCTGGATGGGCTACACAGAGAACGACATCGAAGAGAAGCTCGTCAACAACGTAGTGAGGCACCTCAACTGGGCCGCCAACAACAACGACTTCAACTTCCGACTCGTGGGCTACGACTGGATTCTCGAAGCTGCCGCCATCGGCAGCTCCGTTCTGGGCCTGAACTGGCGCGAAGACCTCCGCTACGTGTTCCACCGCTCGAAGGGCAAAGTGTCCGCGCTACCCGTGCGGTACGGTCGCGGGCCCCTACTCGAAGCCATCCCGCGCAACCTACTACTGTGGGACACCAACTACCTCATCGGCGACGCCCCTTGCGTCGTCCGCGAGTATCACTTCACCTGGAGCGAAGTCCAGCAGCTCGCGTCGAACGACCGCAACGGAACCTGGTACACTGACGAAGTAGAGTTCATCCGTGACCACCCAGGTCTGGGCGGACCCGGTGCCGACGTATCGAACGCTCGCCGCGTCATGGACGGCGCCAACGAACACCTTCGCCCCGGTCCCTACGAAAAACACGACTTCCGCGCCATCCACCTCGACTGGCCGCTCTACTCCTACTTCGACGAGCACTCGAACCAACGCGAGGACGAGTCGCTCGGTGACCCGACCGTCGGCGTCGTCCTCACCGTCCACCGCAAGACAGGCCGCATAGTTAGGGGGATCGCAGAGCCCTACTTTTTCCCCTCCAAGCCGTTCTTCGACATCTACTACAAAAAGCGCACTGGCCGCGGGCACTCGGTGGGAGTCGTCAAAAAGCTCGAACACATGCAGAGCGCCATCACCACCCAGCTCAACCAGTCGATCGACGCAATGACGCGCGCGAACTCAGTGTGGGCCAAAACGAAGGACCGCCAACACCTCGACAAGCCCATCGACCCGCGCCACCCGATCTTCGACCCCACGAACTCGTTCGAGCCCTTCCTACTCCCCGCGAACACGATCGACAACCAGCGCAACATCCAGATGGTCCAAGTGATCGCCGAACGGCTCACAGGGATCGCCGACCCCGCGCTCGGGCGCGAGAGCCGACAAGGTGGGCATCCGAGCCCTGCGACTTCGACGCTCGCCCTCATGGCCCAGTCCGACATCATGACCTACTCGATGCGCGAGCTGATTCGGGGCCAAATGGGCCGCCTCGGTGAGTCGATCGCTTCGCTCTACCAACAGTTCGAAACGAACGACGACGGCAAGCTAGCTCGGGTGCTGGGCGACCGGGACGCGCGCGACGTGTCCCAATACTACTTCCCGACCGATCCCATCGTCGGCAACATCCACTTCGACGTAGTGGCGATGAACGAAGCGACCAACCCGGACGCCGAAATGCAGCGCGCCATCCTCGTCGAACAGATGAACACGAACTACTGGGCGAAAGTGCTCAAAGTGCTCCCCGCACTGGAGAGCCCCCAGGTCGGCCCAATGGTCAAGAAAGCCATCCTTGCTTCGATCGAGGCCGGGACGCGCGCTCACGTCCGTTTCTTGGAGGCCAGCAATGTCGATGACATCGAACGACTCACCCTCGAAGCCCGGCGCGCCGCCGAATCGGACGGCGCAGCAATGGGAGCATTTGCTTCTGGGCTCCGAGAAGTTGCAGGCGGTAGTGGAGTTCTACCGAAGCCCCCTATGGGACAGCTTCCGGTCGGCCCTGGAATGGGAGCGCCAGAAGCACCTGGAGTTGTCGGCGCTCTCTGACGACGAGTCCGAGTCCCGCGACCACCGGATCGCCTACCGCTTGCTGAACAAGCTCATCGACGTGTTCCCTGCCTACTTCGAAGGCGAGCGCCGTGCGCTCGATGCGCTCAAAGGGAATGGGGCCGATGCTTCCCCCGAGGGAGGCACGCCTTGGATGGCACCCGACTCGGGACTCAACGAGGTTGAGAGCGACGAGGGCGAGTAGGGGAGGTCCCGTGGGCGAGGGTCTTCCCGAGCCAGAGCACTGTCTGCGAGCCAGAGCACTGCCCACCTGAGCGTCTGCGAGCCAGAGCACTCATGAGATCGACCACGCGCGCCTGTTGACAACCCCCACGGGGCCAGTGTACTTTGTCCCGCGGGAACTACCCGAGGGGACTTTCGATGGTGCCGCCGAACGATGACCTCTTCGAACCGGCTCCCGCTGGCGTGACACCCGAACCGGTAGCGCCCGCCGCCGCGCCGGCCCCCGCAGGGACCGCGGGTGGCCTAACCCCCGACCAGATCGACGCCCGCATCGCCGAACGGACGGGCGCCCTCTCAAACGACCTCAGCGCGCTGCGCCGCGAAAACGACGCCCTCAAGCTCGCAGTTGCCAATGCACAGCAGGCGCCTGCGCCCACGACCCCCTCACCGAGCGGGGACGAGTTCGTAGCTCACTTCAACCGAGACCCCTCGGGTGCCATCAAGTCCATCGCCGACCAGGCGTCGAGCGAAGGGCTCCGACAGCTCGCGCCCCACCTCAACAAGCTCATCGGCTCCGCCAACAGTGCGTTCCTCGGTGCCGAACAAACCCGCATCGAAGAGCGCTTCGGCACGAAAGCGTGGCAGGAGGTCTACCAGCCCGTGCTCGCGGAGCGCTTCGCAGCCATCCGTCGCGAGGACCCGTTCGCTGTCGGCGACATCAACCGGGTCCGAATGGAAGTCGACCTCGTGACGGGCGCGAACTTCGACAAGCTCTCCGACTACCGAAACGAGCACGTCAAGGGCCGCGGCGCCGCTACCGAAGCCGAACGTAAGGCGCTGATCGAAGAGGCCCGCCGCGGCATCACCACGAACCTGAGCGGCGGCATCCGGTCCACTCCCAAAGGCGCTCTGCCGGAACTCGACGACGGCCTCAAGGAAGCGATCGCCGACATGGACCGGCACACCGGCCGCCGCACTGACACCGCCGAATTTGCCAAGAACATGCTCGCCGCCCAGAACGCGCGCGACGTAGACGAGTGGCTGGCGCTCACCAAGCCGCCCGTCGGCACGAGGGCAAACTAAAGTGGCGCCCAGTGGTGGATTCGATTCCTCGTGGCTCGCTCCCCTAGACGACCAGGGCAACGCCCCGGTCGACTCCCTCGACAACGTAGTCGGCCAACACAGCGGCCTCTACGCTGGCCTGTGCGTCGTCAACCCCCAGCCCGACTTCGAATACTCATGGGCCCGCAACACCGACAACGACCGCTTGCTCGTCAAGCTGAGGGGGGGCCAAATCGTCCAGAGCGGCGACCCCGAGATGGCCTACTACAACCAGGACGCCGACGCCGCGGCCGCTCAGCCCACTCCGGTCGACAGCGCCCAACTGTTCGGCGACGTAATCCTCGTTCGGACCCCTGTCGAAAAGGTGCGCGCCGAGCGCGACGAACAACAGCGCCGCGCCCGTGCCCAGCTCCGCGACGCCGGAACCGACTTCGTAGAAAAAGCCGGGGGCGCCGAACGCGACCCCCACTACACCGGCGGCCGCCCCACACGTTTCAAGCGCGACGACCACATGATCGTCTTCGAAGACGACCAGGGTCGCGCAGTCGATCAGTGGACTCCCGACATCGGGATCGTCCGAGAGCGAAAGCAGGACTACTAGGGAGTAGCCTGTTCGGGCCAGTGCCTTCTAACCTAGGAGAACCACAATGGCGTTCAACGACATCCTTCCCTTCAAGTCCCCGCACGGCGGCATCACCGAAATCCGCTACTACCCCATCACCGTTTCCCAGACGTTCAACAAAGGCGAACTCGTCGGAGTCGTCGACGCCGGCACTGTGACCGCCTTCCCGAAGAACGCCACCCAGGCCATCCTCGCGAGCATCGACACCGTGGGCAACATCTGCGGCATCGCAGCGTTCGGCCCCGGTGCCGCCACGAGCGCGGCGGACCCCACGAACTTCGTCAAGCTCAACTACGCCCGCGCCGACGGCACCTGGCCGGTCGACACGCCGGTCGGAATCTGGCCCGCCGACCAGGGAATCCTATTCATCACGGACAACTTCCTCGCCGCGGGCGGCGCTGCGACCGCGATCCCAGCGGGCACCGACGTAGGCGAACCCTACCAGATCACCTACGGCACCGTCGGGACGCCCGACGCCGGTTGGGGAGTCGAAGCCACCGCGGGCGCCTACGGCATCGACGTAGTGGCCGTCGTCCATCAGGTTCTCAACGCACGGAAGCAGCCGATTCTCTCGACCGACACCACGACAGGCGTCTACGTCGTGTTCGAAATCCGCACAGGTGCATGAAGTGCCTAGACTCGCGTCTTTCGTAGGGCAATGTTGTACCTACAGCGCGAGATCCGCACCGGAGCGTAAATCAAGACCGGCGCCTAGTAGGCGGCGTCAACTTAGGAGCACACCAGCATGGCGACCCTGACCCCGCAGTTCTTCGAACTCCTCTCTACCGAACAGAAAACGATCTACTTCAAGCAGATCGCCATGCTAGAACTCCTGTTCCCGAAGGTGTTCTCTCGGGAACCCATCACGACGGCCTACGTCGATCGCCTGCGGATCGCCGGCCTGGGCACGTTCGCCCTCAAAGCCGAAGGCACCCCCGTCGCGTTCGACGACCCCATCCAGGGAACCCGTGTGCGCGCCGCCGTGTCGACCTACGCCCTCGGCTTCCGCACCTCGCGCGAAATGATGGAAGACGACCAGTGGGACACGATGCGCAAGATGCCGAGCGACCTCGGCGACTCGGCGATCGACCACCAGGAGCGGCTCGCCTGGAGCCTGTTCAACGACATGTTCACAGGCACGTTGTTCACCGGCCTGGAGGGACAGTCCCTCATGAACAGCGCCCACACGCTCCTCAGGGGCGGGAGCGCATCCAACATCCTGAGCCCAGCCGTGGCGCTGTCGACCACCGGCCTCGAAGCCATCATGAACCTCGCGTGGACAACGACCAGCGACGAAGGCCGCTTCCAGAAGCTCGACATGTCGATGCTCGTGGTCCCGCCGGCCCTACAGCACGTCGCCTACCAACTGCTGTCGACCGAGTTCCAAGTGGACACCTCGAACAACAACCGCTCGACGGTGGTGGCGTCCCGGAGCGGCCTGACCGCTTGCATCGTCCCCTACCTCACGTCGACGACCGCATGGTCGGTGCACGCCAGCCCGGGCAAGAACGGCCTCATCTGGAACGACCGTGCGAAGCTGGCGCCGCGGGAGGCGGTCGATGCGGATACGGAAGACAAGAAATTCTTCTCCAGCTACCGGGCGCTCGTGCGGACCGACGAGTGGCGG